ATAATGCCAAAGCCCATCTGCCAGTTGGCGCTACCAGCCTTTAGATAGCCAGCCTTGCGGCTATCCATAAGGTTACCTACCTCGAAGCCCCAAACTGTCTTAAAACGGCCTTTGAAGCCCGTAGAAACCCCTTGTAAGCCCAGTCTATGGGTGTGACCACATACAACAGAAGCACCAAACTTATTAGCCAAACCTGCTGCTGTGCCGCCCGCATTCTTATTAAGACTTCCCTCGTCCCCATGAACTAAGACCCAATTTGGCAAGAATTCGTAGGGTTTGTTATGGAACTTGATTCGAAGTTCATCGAAGCCCATGAATTTAGGATAGTTGAGTTCAGGCAAACTGAGCAGACTAGGCGCTCCTCTGAGGAGTGTGTGGTAGAGGCGGTCTGTGTGGTTTGAGCGCGTGACGTCAGTGACGCCCAACTCCCAAAGAATCTCGCGGCAAGCTTCTCTATCAGCATCAAGTTGTCCCTCATATTCTAGCGGTGTGCCTTTAGCCCACTTGCTTTGTGACTGCATATCAAGTTCATCGCCTACGCAAAGAACTTGGTCAAACTTCTCTTTTCGAGTTAATTTGATTAGATTATTAACTGCTTTTTCGTGGTGATATGGAACCTGTAAGTCCGATATAACCAAGATTCGTTTCTTAATCGTCGTCCTCATCTTCGTAAGGAGTATGATCAGGATTGTAAGGGTCAAAGTCTGGCAGCTGTGGCAAAAACCATTCAGGCCAGCCTAGTTTGTCGGTGCAAACTCCCAAAGCCTCATCAGGCTTAAATCCTGCCTTGCGTAGGGCAAGGTAATACTCTCGGATTTGGATAGCGTGAATTTCTAAAGGAGTGTAATCCTCAAGCTTCACAGTTTTAACGCGGCTTGGTTTCTTTCTTGCTGCCATGTTTTGCGCTCGCTATCCATTCTGTAGCTTCTATCAGCCAGTAAATGCCATTGGTGCGGCAGTCACCATCTGATAAAGCCATGCCTTATTGTCGCTCTAAAAGTATGTTGTAAATCTCATCGACACGCGAATTAAGTCTTTTAATTTCGTTGAGTAAATGAGTAATTACAAAACCAGCAAGACCCCCGATAACGGAAATGCTTGCTATCCAAATAGTTAAGAGATCTGAAACTGTCATAAGACCGCTACCAACACCGATGCGCTCTGACTTCCGGAAGCGCTAACCGCCCATAGAGAAGAACCATCTGGAACTGTAAAAACTAATTTATCGCCATTATCCATCTGTAATCCGGTTGAAGTGGTTACAGATGGATTGCCGATATAAATAGTTCCTTTAGCGTGGATATGAACTTCTAAAGGCATACCATCAGCTTCAGCAAACTTAACCGCTGTGCTGTTAATTGAAAATTGGCTGGAATGTATGCTCATGGCTTCTTTCTTGGTGTTGCGTATCCAAATACGCCTGCTAAGACTGCCATCAAGACAGAACGATAATCAGGTGCGAAATTGCTGTTAGCCCATGCAGCAAGGAAAGCCCCAGCGGTTAGAACGTAAGGGTTTTTCATGTTCATTGTTTACTCCATTTCGGTCTTACGATAATTCGAACGAGCGATACTGCACGATTCTTTCTTGCGACGCCATCTCCGTTAGTTTGCGAGATGTTGCCAGTGTTACCCTCGATGGTTCGTATGAGGTTGGGTTTAGTCGGATCGTAATCATAAGAGAGAATCCCCACATGGTCACTTCGCCCACTTCGGCTAAAATCAAATAATACCAAGTCCCCTTTTTTCGCCTCTGCCAGAGGAACGACCCTGTTGTTGGCTCGACCCCACGCTTCAAGGTATGGGCAGTAAGCGGTATCAGGAATTGCTTTCGGTTCTTCGCCTTTAATAAAGCAAGCTCTAACGAAAGTAGCGCACCAAGCCTGATGATTGGCATGACCAGCCACCTTAGCAAACTTGTTGTCGTTATTAGCGCCCTCTTTGTAGCCCACTTCATCGCTGGCAGCTTTAAGAACCTTAGCAATACTCATGCCAAGAGAAGCTTCGCTTCTTCCTCTGTGATGCCTAATCTTGTTAACAATTCTGTTTTTGCATTTACTTTTAAATTTTCTTTTTCTTTTGTTAAAAGAAAATTTAATTTATCTTTTTCATGTTGTTCTAATTCCAATTGAGTCATTTCTCGTAAAATTTCTTTACCAGTTTCGACATTTACTTCACAAATCATTATTTTAGACATTAATTAACTCCATATAATTCATAAGTTCCAGCATCAAAATTGGTTCCACTTTCACCATAAATAGTAATTGATGATATTGCTGAAGTGGAATTATTTCCACCCATATACATATTTCTATTTACCGATGTTGTTGTTGTATTAGTATTCCAGCCATAAACTAAACACCATTTGTAAGTAGTGGTATTCGCATAATCAGGAATATCAATTAAAGTAAATCCATCTTGTGTTGTATTATCAATGTTGGTCATTAATCTAATAAAAGTTTGCGCCATCGTTGCAACGCCTGTATCCCAACCCCAATCATAAATCGCACTTGATGAACCATTCCATCGCATATTGAAATTTGTCGCATCTGTTGAGTTTTGCATTTTTTTAATAATTAAACGCAAATTTTTGTAAGATTGTGAAATAGAACTTAATGTAATGGTGCTTGCTCCAGTTGGCAAAGAACCTGAAGTAAGTAAAGTCATTGATCCACTTGACGGAGTTGCCCAAGAAAGACCAGTTGCTTGGGTGCTATCTGCGGTCAATACTTGACCATTTGTGCCAACGCCTAAACGAGTATCAGTAGTTGAATATGTATATAAATCGCCCTTAGTAGTTAATGGACTAGATGAACCTGTATCAATGTTTGTCCATGTTGATCCGGTGTATTTCCAAATGGTGTTAGTGTCTTTTGTTAAAGCTATTTGACCTTGTTGTGGTGATGTAATGGCTGCATCGCGAGCGGTGGTGGTTGCAAAAACCAAGACGCCCTGCATAAGGTAGCCATTTACGTCAGCGGCGGTAAGAATATCGCCAGTAGCAAAGGTCTTAAAGCCTTGTCCTGCTGCCATGTTTTCTCCTAGTAAGTTAAAACGCTAGTTCCAATTATACCTTCGACAGAGCTTCCTATGATGAAAGCATCTACCAGCGGTTCGGATAGCGTAAAGGTTGTCTTCCATGAATTAGGCGTAATATCGTGCGCTATGCCTAAAACTTGAAGCGTTTTGTCGATTGTAGAGCCATCTTGACCCACGTTAATAAATCGGACATTTGAAAAGTAATCAAAGTCCAAAGCAGCCAAAATGCCAGCTGCATAACTTGGAGTAGTTAGATCTAAAGTCATAGAGTCGATGCGAAGTGTGGTTTCAGCTCTAGTGGCCACATAGGTTTGAGCGATATTGAGCGCATCTGTATCCGTCTGAACAACTAAATTGTCGTAATTGACCGAGTGTGGAAAGTATTTAGAAATACTAGCCGCGTTAGAAGATGATTGTGCGGTTCCGCTGACGCGAGTAATTGTGGCTTGGTTAATAATTAACTTATCGTCATAGGCTGGCAAAAAGTCAAAATAGGAAATACCAGTTCCATCGTTGGCAAATTTAGTAGTTGGCTTACCAGCCGCATTTTGGACAGTCTGTCGGCTTAGGAAAGTTGCCTGACCTAAACCATTTATGAAGAAAGCCCCTTGTTCTGAAAATTCGCAATTTTGAATAGCGGTTAAAGCTGTGCGTAAAGTAGATGGGTCGGCTTGGACTGTGGTGCTTCCGGTTTCGATGTTACGCAAAGAGGTAGGGAAAGCCACCTGATCTAAAATGTTATTTATGCGAGCGCCAGTAGTTTGCCCTGCGCTAGTGCCTGATACCGACGTGATACCAGCAAGGTTAAGCAAACGGAAAGCGTCTGTGCAAACCAAGTCCACATAACCAATATCTTGGTTTTTAGGATACGAATAGTTGTAAGCAGTAATATAACCAGAAAATAGGAAATACTCTGTGCCGCTATAAGTGCCTGAAAATTGAATTTTGCGGTTTGGAGTTAAATAACCATAATATGGAGAAGCAGTATTTGACGGATTCCAATCACCATTTGGATCAACAATACGGAAAGTCGCAGTTGCAGCCTGAAATTGACCCTGTAAGAGGTTATATCCGCCGGAAAGGCTTGCTTTAACGCATTGACTTGATACGTCCACGATTAGATTTGTTGAACTACCAGCAAGAGTGCCTTTACCTAAAACACCATAAGCAGAAGAATCCAAAGTAAAAGGGTAACCAAAAGTAGCGCCATCGGTGAAATATACGATTAACGAAGTAGTTATTGGATAGGCGCTCATTACCAGTTTAAGTTTCCTGTATTACGAACCAGACGAGTGTTAATACCATTAGCAGATGCCTGTTGTGTTGTATTGGTAATCACGTCAATAAGACCAGAAGTATTATCCACAATAGTAATCGTTGTTTGAGCTGCGTTATATGCCGCTGCTTGTGCATCGGTTAATTGGTAAGGGTTGATATTAGCACCAGTCAATTCTGCTGCGTTATATGCCATATCAAAAAAGCCAGAATCAACCAAAGGCTGCAAAGCGGCAGTATTTTTATTTAATGTCGCCACTGCGTCATTAAGATTGCCAAAGAATGTTTCCATAGCGGAATCGGTAACTGGCGGTAAATTAACCTTACCTCTAGGAGTAAGAGAACCATCTGGATTTACTAAAACTGGCAAACCAGTTCCGGTAGATCCAGTGGTAGTTTTTGAAATGTTTGCAGATTTAACTTTGTTTAATTCGTCTATAAGTTTCTTGATTGCCGCTAGTGCAGCATCTAAGTTATCTAAATCTATAAGCTTTAAGTCAGTTGGAATTAACTTAGCGGCTTCACTGATATTTGTAATTTTGCCGGCTTGGATTCCTGCTGCTATGTTAATAGCTTGATAAGCCTGAACGCGCTTGTAATCGTCTTCCACGATTGAAGCTAGTTTGCTTGCAGTAGCGGCATCGCCAGCGTCAATTGCTTGCTGCAATAAATATAAATCGCGCTTTAACTTCAAGCGAGCATAGTCTTCTGCGGTTTGCTTATTAAGCATCGCAGCAATAACTTCAATCTGATCCATGTCAAAAATGCTTGATGCTTGCTTGATTTGCAGCGAAGCCTTTTCTAGCGCTAACTTGTCCTTAGCTTCTTTTGTAAGGGCTTTAGATGTGGTTAATAACTTCTTAGATTGGTCGTTGGCTTTTGAAGTAGCAGCAGCGATTTTCTGCATATCGGTTAAAAAGTTAGTTACGACAGATGGTTGGGCTTTAGATGTGCGCTCTTTAGCACCGATATTCTTAAGGATACCTAATAAGCCAGTATTGAACGAAGCGCTTAAAATATTTTTAACAACGCCAGCACCCGGAAGTGATTGGAGTTGTTTAACCACCACGCCAAGTCCAAGCACAATATCTGAAATATCTTGAGCGAGAGTTCCAATTTTAGTAATTACACCATTAAAACCTTGATCTGTATTTAACTGACCAAATGCGTCAATAATGCCTTTACCGATGGTTTCCTGCATATTCTTAAGAGCAACATTAAGACGATCTAACTTACCGCCATAAGTATCTGCCGCTATCGCTGCTTGTCCAGAAAAGTTTTGGTTAAGGGTAGTGATAATTTGGTCAAAAGACTTGCCCTTAAGTTCCGCAGAAGATAAACCAACGCCTAAACGTTGCAACGCTGTGGTATTACCCAAGTATGCTTTAGATAGAGCTGTGGTTACGCTTTCTAGGTCTTTACCAGTTCCGGCGGATACGTCTAAAGCAGTTTGTAATAATTGCTGGCTCTTTGTTGCATCGCCAGTAGCAATAACTAATTGGCTAAAGGCAGGGCGCAGCTTGTCGTCTAATACTCCATAAAGCGCTTCGGTCTTAGCAATATAAGCATTAACCATTTCGGTTGCATAACCCTGATTAACATTTTCAAGGGTCTTAGCCAAAACCGCAGCGGCTTTATTATCTTCAGCAAATGCCTTGACTGAAGCCTTAGCATATTGAGCAATTTTGTAAGCACTAAAAGCACCAGTAAGTTTTTTACCTAATTTGGTTACTGCTTTATCAAGAGAATTAGTTGCCGATTCTGCTTGTTTGAAAGCTCTGCCACCAGTAAATTCGGAAGCAATGTCGATTCTTAAATTAGACAACTGTTGCCCCCTTAAACTTTGCCGCTGCCTTTTCTATGGCGCGGATAACTCCGTCTTGTGCTTTGCCCTCGTTTTCCTCGTAAGCGCGGAACATAGCGCGACCTTCCATTTTGCCTTTACCTTCCATCTTTGACGGGAATTTGGCATTAAGGTTTTTTACAAAAGTAGAATTTGGGTTTTTACGTCCAGCAGTTTCATAAATAGCGCCAGCGGCGGTCTTATTAAAAATAGAAGCTAAAGCACGGAAACCGCGACGATTGGCTTTGCTTGGCGTTGTTTTGTAGGTGATACCGCGTTTAGCAACAGTAAAATCATAATAAGGGAACTTAGTTCCTTCTTTTTTGTTTGCTGCTGACCAGTTGGATAAAACACTGGAATTATTAGGAAGATAGCCTCTTGCTTCTTTAACCACTGGCTTAAGGAAAGAAGCCATCTCCTTTTGAACTTCTTTAGACAGATCAGGTTCGAATTTGCGTAGGGCTTTTCTAAGAGCGACTGCCCCCTCTAGCCTTACTGCCATTTTCTATCCTCTTTGCTCTGTCTTTGAAATATGCCATCATTGCGTTAATCATGTCGGCATCTAGTTCTAATAAATGCTGTGGCGCTATCCCTGTTTCGATAGCCATTGCAGCTATTCGATAATGCAGGGAATCACGCGTTAGCCATTTGGGCTATCGACTGCCTCTACTTCTACGCTTTCCAGCGTTTCTAGGAAATCTGTTCCAAATGGTTTTACAGCTACGCCAGACCTGCGCAAAGCTTCCCATGCGAGCCAGTAGATATCACTCTGTTTCTCGTCTTCTAGGAAAGCCTTGCGAAAGCCTTTCTTGGCATATTGTTCAAATGCAAACTCAATTACAGGCGTAATCTTGATTGTATCTTCTTCGCCTGAAACCCTTGTAATTTTAAGTTGTAGCATTAAAGCCCCTTTTATTTAATTAGAATGTGCCTGAAGTTGCTACTGTTGTAGCGCCGTTAATTGTGAATGTGATGTCCTGTGTAGACATATCGCCCACTGCACCATTGATATCTGTGGTTTTATTTACCAAGATATTGAATGTGTAAAGTGGGTTAGTTGCTGATACAGCGGTTCCCTTATCCTGTAATAGA